ATCTAATACCACACTCGGTTGGGTTGTATTCATTATGGCCGGAATCCGTAAATCGATTGATTCGTTTGGTTCCGTTGGTTGCCCTTACCTAAAATCTTTTGGGAAGTTTAGATCAATGATGGAGGAATGCTTTGGCGTTTCCCTCCCTCGATTGTCTCTTCCTGAAGGTGATGGTGCAACACGTTTATCGTTTATGAAGTCCTTTTGTGTGGGACTTCTGGAGGACGGTGAACCGCATCCGTGGCGTAGTGCGTTGGTGCGATCCTCTTCGGATTGTCGTAAGTCAATAGCTATGTCACTCTTCCTTTTCCGCAAAATCCTTCCCTCCCCTGACCCCGATCTTCTGTCGTACGCCCAGAAAATGTCTCAAGAGTCACCTCCAGTTAATCCTGGGTTCTTGAGGTATGTGCGACGGAGGCTTCCTAAGATCCTCAAACGTGGCTGGGACTCGGTTCTTTATCCTAGTAGTTGTCTTAGTGCAACTACTCCCGTGTCTTCTTGCGTTGAGAATGGTCGTTCGTCAGGGGGTTGTAGAGCATGGGCGGTTGGGCTCGATCTGGGTGATCTTCCATCTTCACTTAGTTCAATCAATATGGATCGTGAGACCTATGTTGAAACAGTGTTAGCCGGCACTGAGCCGATCCCGCTTGTTCCGTCCCGCGTTGTCGCGGTCGAGACGGAGGGTAAGAAGAGGATAGTTAGTGTTCCACCTTGGAATGTCAATTATCTCAGGCCTCTTCATACCGCGCTTTACAACCATTTGTCCCGTAGTCGTTGGCTCCTTCGAGGTGATGCGAAGGCATCGGCCTTTAAGGGATTCGAGAAAGTACCGGGTGAGTTATTTGTCAGTGGCGATTACGAATCCGCCACTGATAACCTCAATGGTAATCTCCAGCGTGAGATACTGGATATTATATTGAGGAACACCGTTACGGTCCCGGATCCCATAAAGGACCTGGCGAGAAGATCCTTACAGATGGAATTATCTGTGGATGGTGAGGTCTTCAAGCAGCAACGGGGACAATTGATGGGAAATCTTTTGTCTTTTCCTCTTCTTTGCCTTGTCAATTATCTCGCTTTCGAGTGGGTAGCAGGCAGGAAGGCCCCAGTTCGGATCAATGGGGATGACATCGTGTTTAGGGCTCCTAAGCACGTGGTGGAGTCATGGATGAGACAGGTTTCCCTTGCGGGCCTAACTCTTTGTCGTGGGAAAACCATGGTTTCCGG